CTGGGTGCCTGATCGGTCAAGGTGGTTCCAAGGCAGCCATCAAGGACTTCAAAGGCACAATCCACGCCGACGCAATCATGCAGGAGATGGTGAATGACGTCATGCGCCGGCTGGATGAGGAGAAATCACTGGGTTCCTTGGATGTTTCCGCCCCCCTGGTTGAACTGTTGGAAGGAGAGGGAGTCAATGTGATGTCTGGTGGCACAATATCACACGCCCATGGAGCTCATAAGACCATGGAAACGAATGCCTACCGGAACGTCTACCCTCCCTTCATGAAGCACGACAAAGTGGCCGTGTTCTTCACGAAGCAGCACAAGTTTGACGAGTTGAAGCGCCTGAATCCACAGTTTCGGGAGCTGCACAACGTGAACTTGGACCACAAAGATTGGGGTCGGTATGGCAAGCCAGGGGATGACGGCATGCCGGACCACCTCGATGAGTGTGATGCCATCCTCCTCTGGGACGCCGGACAGTTTCTCCAGCCCACTAACCTCGGGGCCCTCTTCAAGCGCTACCCCACGATAAAACGCATTTACTCTGCGTTTGTCTACGCTCCCGAATCCGCCATGCGAGCCTCTTCCGTGTACCCCAACTATTATAGTTTGACGTACACAGGGAGTAAGGTCATTTACTCGATGGAAGGTACGGAGCAGGGAGCGTATGAACAGCCCCAGGACTGCGACTGGCTCTTCAAGGCCAAGCAGATGTGGGTCAAGGCGCCTCGCTGGCAGATGAAGCTCCATCACATGCCGTTGCACAGTTCACTCACGCACCACCTGGCAGTCACCTCTCGGGAGGCTCCGCGGGTGGATCGGGACACGTGGACAGTGACGGCTCCTGATGTGATGAAGATTCCCCAACCGTGGATCAACGAGTTTGACGCTGACGATCGAGATGGTGAGCAATGGGTCCCCCGAGAGCTGTACAACAACTTGCTGTGGTACTTCACCGGGCTCAACCCAGCCAAACGCTCTCCACAAGACGTGGCGTTAAAGATTCGTAACCTGCGAGCAAGCCCAAAGTACGCCTACTTGCGGCCTGAGACTTGGCGTCTTCTGATGCTGTCGACCATAGCTGTCGGGGTGGTGAAAAACCAGACCCCATGCTACAACACCCTTGAGCCTGGCATCATTCGCCTCGCCATGGGGAGTTTGGTTCGATGGTTACGGGAGCAGCACCTCCCAGACTGGCAAACCGCGGCTTGGGCCCTGGCGAAGTTCTTGTTCCCCATGATGTTGGGACACCCGTGGGTCGAAATCTACGCGGTGCTCAAGGTCTCTTGGCAAATGGCCCACGTTGAATCTCTCACTGACTTCGGTCGGATTTTGGGGGAGGAACTGTTGAGTCATTGGTTGAGCCGGGTTACGAAGACAGCCATCGGCTTGGCGACCGGGTTGTGGTTCACTGGAGTGTGGACGTGCCGCCAGTTGGACTGGCAAGAGGGCAAGCTGCAAAGCGAGGTCTTGAGACCCCACTTGCGTTTCCTGTACGAGAGAGAGGATCAGAATTGGCGATTCGGTGGGAGGCTGGACAAGCCGTTCGAGGTGAAAACTTCGGATAATCTACTGGACGCCCTTCAGAACTTCTTCCCTACATGTGAAATGTGTGGGATCCGGAACAGCGAGCGGCGTTGCGAGAGCTGCTCCACATGCCCCGCGCACGGTGTTAGCATGCACCAACTCGACGTTTTCGCCGGGTTTGAGTGTTGCCGCACCATACGTGAGGCTCATGAGATAGAAGCTCGTTACCAGAGGGAGCAGGCGGCCCTCCGAGAGATCTTGGAACGAACCCTACCGCAGCCTGAGGTGGGGAGCGAGACGGCGGATTCAACCGCGGACGCATCGGATGACGAGCCTTCGGCTGCCAGTACTGCACCCACGAGTGCACCTGACACCCGACCCGGCAGTCCGGCGCCCGAGATGGTAAAACTGCCTGAGTCAGATTCTGAGGATGAAGACCCGCCTCCCATCCCTCGCAGCCCCAAAGGGAAGGAGCGTGCCCACAGCCCCACCTTAGGCCTGGAGGAAGACTTCAAGCTGGAGTGGGACCAGCTGAGTGTCGACGTCGCGCGAAGCATCGATTCGCGTTCGGAGTCGCCCCATGATCTCCAAGCTGAGGTGGTCTTCGACAACCCGGACTTTGGCGACACTGGGGAGACATCCTTAGGTCCACGAGAAGTGGACTCTGACGACGACCTGGCGGACCAACCGCTGGGCAACGTGACTCGACGAGCAGCCCCAGCTGCCCCACCTCACAACGACGCCCTACTAAAAAGCACGGGTTTCGTTGGCCATGGACCTTGCTCCTGCCGCGCGCATGACATCAAGGTGCCCTGGCGAGGCTTCAAGTGGGCCACTTGCTTGGAGGGTCACGGGTACTGGGGAGAGGAGGGCATGAGATGCCACTTCTGCGCGGAGCCGGTGGTGAGTGCTCTGCATGGGGCGCTCGTCACTCTCCCGGACGAGATTCAAATCCACCAATGCACGGTGGTGCAGGTTGACAGGGTTCACTTCGCAATGCATCCGAACTATCGGGTCAAACGAGGCAGCACCCCCATGGGAGCAGTGCCCGTCACCTGTCTGGTCCAGGCGCTAGCGACAGCACTGGACGTGAGTGAGTTCATCGTTTGGCAGGCCGGGTGCGCCATCCTGCCTCCAGAAGCCACCACCAATCTTCTACCCTTCCCAGGGCTGGATGAGCGCTTCGTTCACGCCGTTGCTTTGATGCAAAACGTGAGCGTTCGTATGGATGGTGTTCCCGGGACTGCCCCCGCCCGCGCCGGCGTTAAAGGCGCCAGAGGACTGACTCTGAAACTCAGTCACGTGGACGGCAACGCCCACTGGGAGGCCGGTTCAGCGCAGAAGAAGCGCGTGAACATGATAGCCGAACCTCGAGTTTGTGCTGGTTCCGAATTGGATCAATTCCTGCTCTGCATGGAAGACTTCAAGGACGAATATGGCAACAGCATCCTCGGGCAGTGGACCACGGTCGAGCTGGACAGAATGGCCTGCAAACAACTCGTTCGCGAGTACAAAACAGGGCAGTTCGGTACGATCAAGCGGCAGGAAGGAAAGGATTATGAGAAGGAGGCCACGAAGAAGATGGACGCCACTCATGAACACTTCCGTGGTCGCAAGGTCCGGTTCAGGGGGCTGTCAGGAGCCGCCGGGTGTGGGAAGAGCGCCCCAGTCAAGGCGTACCTCAAGAGCAAAGTGAAGGAGTTCAATTGCAAAGGAGTTTGGTTCTTGAGTGTACCGCGCGTGCTCATCCGCCAGGATTGGCACGACGCTCTTCAGATGGGTCGAGGGTCCTACGCTTTGAACACGTTCGAGCAGGCCTTCACCAGAGGAGCCCGTGTGCTGATCATCGACGAGCTGTCGTTGATGCCACCGGGGTACGTGGACCTGCTGTGCATATTGAAGCCCAGCATAAGCCACGTCATCCTTCTGGGTGACACGGTGCAGAGCAAGTTTAACAACCCAGAGAGCGACACCAAGCTCAATGAGTTGCCGAACGAAGCTGCTCGCTGGTTTGCTAAGGCGCAGGTGCCCTATTGCTTTTGGACTCATCGAAGTCCGCAATGCATCGCCGCAGCCTACGGCATACCGTGCACAAGCCCCGTGAAGGGGGAAGTTGTGAGCCGGACCGTCATTGACCATCGGTATCCGGTGATTGCCGCCACGAACGGGGAGGTCGGCAACCTTGGGCAGCAGGGCAACGTCGCTCGTAATGTTGGAGGCGCTCAAGGAGGTACGGTGCACACTGCACACATCATCCTGAGCAACACCATGTTGCAAAAGCAGAGTCCCGGTGATTTCTACAGCGCGGTCAGTCGTGTTACACACAAACTGATCGTCGTCGAACAGCACGGGCCCGGCTACTTGCAGTTGCGACAAAGACGCCCCGACGTCATGGCCGTGCTTGGCCTCGGGCCCCCAGTGGACTTCCGCGCCACGTTTTCTCGCCAGTTGGCAGGCTTCCAATTCCTGTACTTGGATGAGAAGGTTCGCGCGGGGATACAACAGGCCCGAGCAGCCGGACCGCCCGTGACCCGTGCCAGCGGGATGTGGACTGAGCGCGCCCCTCCCCAGCTCCTCACGATGATTGAGGGCGAGGACTCTCAGGCGCCGCCCGAACCGAAACCAATGCGCGCAGAACCCAGCGTGCCTCTGATTCGCACCCATGTCCCACGTGCGAATCCCAATGGAGTGTTGGATGAGGCCTGCCAGGACCTCACCTTCCGCGAAGCCCGTGAGGTGGTACGGGAGCAAGGGATGACGGAGCTCTTTGTGGAAAGACCGACGCAGTTCGGCGACCGCACGGATCAGCTGTTCCCACAGCAGCAAGGCAACGATCCCGTGCTCTTCCGCGTCACAGTTGACAAGCGCCTCAATTATGGCACAGCGGCTGACAATCTGGAAGACCTCAACTACAGTGAGTGGAAGGCTCAACTGCTGTTCGAGGCGATGGGAAGATACCTTAACTTCGGTGATAAGGAGGAATTCGACCCCCAGCTGTTTCAGGAGTGCATCTTCGAGAATGAGTTCAGGAAACTGACTCAGAAGACTCAAGCCGTGCTCCTCAACAATGTCAAACGCAGTGACCCCGATTGGAAGTTGAATTTGGTGGATCACTTCATCAAATCACAGCTTAAAGGGAAGCTGGAGACGTTGGGAAAACCAGGCAAGGCTGGACAAACCCTTGCGACCTGTCAGGACGCGGTGGTGCTGCTTTTTGGGCCCATGGTTCGCTATCTTCGACGTCGCGTGATGCACCAGTTCCCCCCGGAGCTGTACTGCAATTGCGAAAAGACGAATGAGGACCTCAGCACCTGGGCGCGCGAACATTGGACCGACGCCGAAAGCACCGAGAGTGACTTCGAGGGCTTCGACTCCACCCAGCGTGGTGACAGCCTCGGCCTTGAGCTCAAACTCATGGCCCAATTCGGTCTCAAGGACGCATGGATGTCCTTGTTCGAGCAGTTTTCTTTTGGGTTCTTGGATATGCCAGAGCTGTACGCCTGGTGGAAAACCCACATCATCTCAACAGTCATCGGCCCCAAACAAACTGGTCGTGACACTGGCGAGCCCGGCACCTACGACTTCAACACGTACTTCAATCTGGCGGTTACTTGCC